TTCTCGTGTTTCTGTTATACAACTAAATAAACAGTATAAAGACATAGGCGATATGCCAGATGAAGAAATTAAAGGTTTAAAGTCTTCGTTTGACAAAACCATAGAGTCTATGCTAAACTAATACAAACACACAAAGGAGAAATAATATGAGCATTGTAAAGGGAATCAAGAACATCAACGCCCTGCTCGACAGACCAAAGTATGAAAACGATGGGCCAAAAGTAAAGTGGCTCAAACTAGCAGATGGACAATCTGTCAAGATTCGCTTCATTGAAGAACTTGACGAAGACTCTGCAAACTATAATGAAAAGCGTGGCCTAGCACTTGTTGTTAAGGAGCACGTCAATCCAAAGGACTATAAGCGTAAGGCTGTAGACACAATGGAATCAGAAGGCCGTGACTGGGCAGAAGAGATGCACCGTAAAGATCCAAAGGCTGGATGGCGTGGCCGTCTTCGTTTCTATTGCAACGTTCTAGTTGACGATGGCATTGAAGCACCATATGTTGCGATCTGGTCAATGGGTATCAGCAAGCAATCATCATTTAATACAATTCGTGAGTATGCTCTTGAAACAGGAAGCATCTCAAACGTAGTATGGAAGTTAAAGCGTAATGGTCAGGGAACTGAAACCAATTACACACTTATTCCATCAGCACCAGATAAGGAACCATTTGATTGGAAAGATATCGAACCTTATCCTTTGGAGTCAGCACTAAAGAAGATTCCATATGCGGAACAAGAAGCGTTCTACCTGGGCTTTGACGGCCCTTCAGTAACTTCATCTACCAACGCTGATTGGTAAGATGAACTACGTAGGCTTACATGTCCATACCCATTTTAGTTTGTTTGATGGGATTGCTACTCCAGAAGAATACGTGAACCGTGCAGTTGAGTTGGGGATGCCAGCAATTGCTATCACCGACCACGGTACTTTATCTGGGCATAGGGAACTGCACCGTATTGCAAAAGCAAAGGGCATTAAGCCAATTCTAGGTCTAGAAGGATACATGTGTGCAGACATATCTGATACACGAGATAAGTCTGAAAGAGAAGGTCAACAAGATCTTGTCTATAATCACATTATCCTTCTAGCCAAGAATCAAATTGGTTTAGAAAATTTAAATAAGATCAGTGAACTATCTTGGACAGATGGTTTCTTTAAGAAGCCAAGGTTTGATTTTGCTATATTAGAAAAATATAAAGAGGGAATCATTGTTTCTTCTGCTTGCCCAAGTAGCGTACTCGTAAAAGCATTAGAAGAAGAAGAGTTTGCTCTCGCCAAGAAGTACATTTCTTGGTTCAAAGAAAGATTTGCCGATGACTATTATATTGAAGTCATGCCTCACAACGAAGCCCACATTAATAAATATTTAATCGAACTTGCTGATGAGTTTGGCATTAAGGTTATTGTTACACCAGACTGCCATCATGTTGACCCATCACAAAAAGAAATTCAAGAGTTTAAGTTGCTTATGAATACCCACGGCAAGTTTGAAAAAGATGCAACATATGAAAAATCAAAAAAGAAAAAAGACATGATGGAACGCCTTGATTATCTATATGGCGAAGACCGTCAGATAACATTTAATAAGTTTGACATCCACTTGCTCTCATATGAAGAGATTAAAGCAGCGATGGAATCGCAGGGTATTGATCGACCAGATATCTACTCAAACACACTTCTACTAGCAGATACAGTAGGAGACTATGGCATTCAAGAAGGATTAAACCTTCTACCAGTACAGTATAAGAGTCCTGATAAGGAACTTGCAAAGGTTGCACTAGAAGGTTTGGTAGAGCGTGGTTTGTCAGAAAACCAAGAGTACCTTGATAGACTTGAAGAAGAGTTACAGATTATTAAAGACAAAAAGTTTGCCCCATACTTTTTGGTTGTTAGCAACATGATTAACTGGGCAAAGAAAGAAGAGATTTTGGTTGGTCCAGGCAGAGGTTCTTCTGCTGGTTCTCTTGTTTGTTATGCTTTAGGAATTACAGATATTGACCCTATTGAGCATAATCTTTTGTTCTTCCGTTTTATTAATCCAGAGCGTAATGACTTTCCAGATATTGATACAGACATTCAAGATACTCGTCGTGAAGAAGTAAAAGACTATCTAGTTAGACAGTATCGACATGTTGCTTCCATTGCCACCTTCCTTGAGTTTACTGGTAAAGGAATTGTTAGAGATGTTGCACGAGTTCTCAACATCCCTTTGTCAGATGTTAATAAGGTATTAAAGACTGTAGACTCATGGGATGATTTCTGTACATCAAAATCAACATATGAGTTTCGTGAAAAATATCCAGAAGTAGAGATTTATGGAGAGCAACTTCGTGGTCGTATTCGTGGTACAGGTATTCACGCAGCAGGCGTAGTAACAAGCAAAGAACCAATCTTTAGATACGCACCACTTGAAACTAGATCGTCTACTGGTTCTGATGAAAGAATTCCTGTTGTTGGCGTTGACATGGAAGAAGCAGAAAGAATTGGTTTAATTAAAATTGATGCTCTTGGACTTAAAACTTTGTCAGTTCTTAAAGACACAATTGATATAATCAAAGAGCGAGATGGCAAAAAGATAAATCTTCTTAAGATTAAAATGGATGATGCCAATGTTTATCAAATGCTTTCTGACGGCCACACAAAGGGAGTGTTTCAGTGTGAAGCAGCACCATACACAAACCTTCTTGTAAAGATGGGCGTTAAAAACTTAAACGAACTTGCAGCATCCAATGCTCTTGTCCGTCCAGGTGCAATGAACACAATTGGAAAAGATTATGTTGATCGTAAACACGGTAGACAAAACATATCCTACATTCATCAAGTATTAAAAGAATTTACGGAGGACACCTATGGCTGTATTCTTTACCAGGAACAAGTTATGCAAGCATGCGTACACCTTGGCGGTATGTCCATGTCGGAAGCAGATAAAGTTAGAAAGATCATTGGAAAGAAAAAGGATGCTAAAGAATTTGATCAGTTTAAGGAAAAATTTGTAGCGGGTGCATCCAAGTACATTACACCACATGCTGCTCTAGATTTGTGGCATGACTTTGAGGCCCACGCAGGGTATTCATTTAACAAGTCTCACGCAGTAGCATATTCAACTCTGTCATACTGGACAGCGTGGTTAAAGTATTATTATCCACTTGAGTTTATGTACTCAGTGCTAAAAAATGAAAAGGACAAAGATGCGAGAACTGAATATCTTATTGAAGCGAAAAGAATGGGGATTAGCGTTAAACTACCTCACATTAATGATTCGGATATTGATTTTAAAATTGAGGGTAAGGGTATTCGGTTCGGACTCACGGCAATCAAATTTATATCTGATAAGATTGCAGAACGATATATACAGGCACGACCTTTTAAGTCTTATGCAGAACTTGAAGCGTTCACATTTACTAAGGGAAATGGTGTAAACAGTAGAGCCCTTCAGGCACTAAAGGCTATTGGTGCAGCAACATTTCCAGACAATCCAAGAGATGATAAAGCAATTAAAGAAAATCTTTATGAGTTTTTAAACCTTCCAGAGTTTAATATTACCATTCCATCCCATTACTATGCATTTATTCAGGACATTGTTGACTTTGAAGAAAAAGGCTCATATATTTTTATGGGTATGGTAAAATCTATTAAGAGGGGAACAGGATGGTCACGAGTTGAAATTTTGGACAAGACTGGGTCTGTCGGTATATTTGATGATGAAAATACCGCTATTGAGACGGGTCGTTCTTATTTGGTTCTTTGTAATGATAATCGGATTGTATCTTTCATACCATCTGAAGAAATAAAAGAATCATCGCATGCTCTTGTAAAGTTTTTAGGATACAAGCAATTGCCATTTAAAGATGATGAAATGTTTGTGGTTTCTTTTAAACCAAGAGTTACTAAGGCTGGAAAGAAAATGGCGTCGCTTACACTGGCAGACACAAAGAGAGATCTTCATTCGATTACAGTGTTTCCAACATCATTTCCAAAAGCATACATGCATATTGAAGAAGGAAAGTATTACAAGTTTGATTTTGGCAAGACTAAAGACGGAACCGTAACATTGGAGGATGTACATGTCAGTTAGTATAGAAGAAGCGTTAGCACAGTTAGACCCCAAGTTAAGAAAAAGATTGGGCAGTGGTGTAGGTATCAACTATGAGTATCAGCCCACACCAAGTTTTGGTTTAAACCGTGCCCTTGGCGGTGGACTTCCTTACGGCAGACAGGTACTTATCTGGGGATCTAAGTCCTCTGCAAAGTCTTCTATGTGTCTTCAAATGATTGCTCTTGCTCAAGCAGAAGGCAAGTTGTGTGCGTGGATTGACTCAGAGATGTCATATTCAGAAGACTGGGCCAGAACTCTTGGGGTAGATCCAGAGAAACTAATCTACTCACAAGCAAGAACTATTAGCGACATGGTAGACGTAGGTGTCGGATTAATGAATGCTGGAGTTGATCTAATTGTGGTAGACTCTATTACATCAATGCTTCCTGCAATCTATTTTGAAAAAGATACAGATGAAATGAAAGCATTAGAAAACACTAAACAGATTGGAGCCGAATCTCGTGACTTTAGTAACGCATGGAAAATGCTTAACTATGCAAACAATAAAGTTAAGCCAACTCTGCTTGTTCTTATTTCTCAGTCTCGTAACAATATCAATGCTATGTATACTAGCCAGCAGCCTTCTGGTGGTCAGGCTACTAAGTTTTATTCCTCATGTATTATTAAACTCTTTTCTTCAGAGTCAGACAATCAAGCGATTAAGGGCAAGATCAAGGTAGGAGATAAATTAATTGAAGAAAAAATTGGTAGAACTATTAAGTGGGAACTCCAATTCTCCAAAACCTCTCCAGGGTTCCAGTCTGGTGAGTATGATTTTTACTTTAGAGGTGACGATATTGGTCTTGATACCATTGGTGATCTGGTTACTACAGCAGAACTAAACGGTATTGTAGAGCGTACAGGAGCATGGTACATACTTCCTGATGGCACAAAAGTTCAGGGTAAAGAAGCATTTGTTAATCGAGTAAGAGAGGATCTTGACTTGCAAGAATCAATTAAGTCTAGGTTAAATGACTAACTACAGCATATACGAAGGAAAGTTTCCTTGTAAGACTTGCAAAAAAGAAGTAAAAACCATGAGGGTTTATATGGAAACTGGTATGGCGTCTTGGATGTGCTCAGAAAAACATTTATCAGAAGTAATGTTATTTAAAAAAGGATATAAGAAAGTAAAAAAAGATGACTGAGAAAAGCGAAAGCAAAAGAATTGGTGCCAAACAGCACAAGAATTCTGGACGCAATACCCAAAAAGGCGATGCTTCCTGGAAAACTTTTGTCGTAGACTTTAAAGAAGTTGGAAAATCTTTTACCTTAAATAAAGAGGTTTGGGCTAAGGCTACTACGGATGCCATGAAAAATGGCAAGGATCCAGCCATCGTAGTCGTAATCGGCGAGGGTAATGCCAAGGTAAGACTTGCTATAATTGAGATGAGCATACTAGAAGACATGATGGAGGAATAATGGAACAGCAACAGACAACAATAGAGATGGTAAATGGTTTGGCAGAAATAGCAGACTACATGCAGGATGAGGAGTTGACTACAGCCCTTACCTTTATAGCCAAGATTATTATTAAGCCAGACATACCACTTAATGTGGCAACAGTCGAAATAGTTCGCCTACAAGCAATCGCTGCAAAGATGTCATTAAAGGCTACCTGGATGGCCAATGTTGACAAATCTGACAGGGGAAAAAAGAATCTTTACTATACTGCAGCGGAGTCAATTAACAATCTTGTGTCTGCTCTAAAGTATATAATTCGATAATCTGCTATACTTATAGTACTAGAAAAGAGATATAATGACAAAAAATTTACTACATACAGTTATGATAAAGCCAGAAGAAAAACCAGTTCATTCGATGAATGTTGATGCCCTTGTTGAAAAAATCAGGGAGGGGTATACCATTAAAAGAGTAGACAAGCACACAGTCAAAAAGACTTTTGCTCCTTCTACTATTGCTTACGGCCATGGAGAGTGTGCTAGATATTGGTACCTTGCTTTTGATGGGCAGACATTTGAAGACAATGCTGACGCCTATGCTGCAGCAAACATGACTGCTGGTACTCTATCACATGCAAGAATCCAGGCAGCAATGATAGACTCTGGGGTAGCGAAAGTATATCGTGATGAAGATAATAACGAAACTACTGAATTTAAGATTAGGCATGATGATCCACCTATCTTTGGATATGGGGATGTTATGCTTGATTGGCAAGGAGAAGAACTCATTGGTGAAATTAAAACAATGATGAATGAAGGATTTGAATATAGAAAGGCATCAGGAAAGGCCAAGACTGGTCACTTAATGCAATTGCTTATCTATATGAAAATATTAAAACGGCCAAAGGGTGTTATGATTTATGAAAACAAAAACAATCATGAACTTCTTTTGATTCCCGTAGAAGTAAACGATCATTACCGTCGGTGGGTAGACCAGGCATTTGATTGGATGAGAACAGTTCGAAAGGCTTGGGAAGATAAAACTTTGCCAAGCAAGAACTATAGATCTAATTCCAAGATATGCAAGTCATGCCCAATTAGAAAAGCATGTGAGTCTGCAGGACAAGGTGTAATAAAGATTGCACCCCTGGAGATTCTAAGTGAGACATTGTAACTTTTGCGATAAACAATTTTCTCAATCTGTATCTTACCAGATATACTGTTCTGTTGAATGTAGAGAACTTGCAACAAAAGAAAAAATTGCTGCAAGGTATATGCAATCAAAAAGAGCAAAAAGAAAAGGAAAGACTAGGCTGTGCAAGTCTTGCTCTATGCCACTATCAATATACAATGATTTTGCAGTATGCTCATCTTGTTCGGTAAATCCAGACGCAGTAAGCAAAGCAATAAAAAAGATTAAGGATAAAACAGATGGTAAAAAATAAATGGGGGCTAGAACTAAAGCCACATACCATCTGTGCTATTGATGCCAGTACTAACAGTCTTGCTTTTGCTTTGTTTGAGGAAGAAAATTTAAAAACTGTAGGAAAAATAAACTTTCAAGGTAATGACATATATGAAAAGGTTATGGATGCAGGTAAAAAGGTAAAAGCATTTTTTGATATATACGAAGGGTTTGAAGCAATAGTTATTGAGCATACGGTATTTATGAATAGTCCTAAAACTGCTGCAGATCTTGCATTAGTGCAAGGAGCAATACTTGGATCAGCAGGACAGACTGGAACCAAGACTATTGGAAAAGTTTCTCCAATAACTTGGCAAAACTATATAGGAAATAAAAAAATATCAAAGGATGAACAACTATTTATTCGTTCTCAGCACCCAGGAAAGTCAGAGTCTTGGTATAAAACCTATGAAAGAAATCTTCGTAAAGAAAGAACAATTAAGTTTATTAATACTATATATGACAGAACTATTACAGATAACGATGTCGCAGATGCATGTGGCATTGGGCATTGGGCACTAAAAAACTGGGGTAAGGCAATAGGAGTTGACAAATAACATCATGGCTGCTAAACTATATACATCAGAAGTCTTTATGCGTAAGCGTTATCTTATGGACAAAAAGACTCCAGACGAGATTGCAAAGGAGTGTGGGGTAAGCGTGGAAACTATTTATGTGTATCTTGCAAAATTTGGATTAAGGAAGTCTAAACGATGAGTAAAACAAAAAAGATTATTTTGGCCATTACCGTGGCTAGTTCCGTAGGTATAGCCTATGTTATTAATTCCTTTAAAAACTTTCCAGACATTTTTGATTTAAGTGATGAGGAGGATAAAGATGAGTTCTGAGACACAGTTTACTATTGCTCAGGTTTGTGATGAAATCAAAGAGATGCTTATTGCAAAAAATAAATCTTATGGTGACTCTGCCCTAAATCCTGTCAGGGTTTTTGCTACATCAGATAGCGTAGAGCAACTACATGTTCGTATTGACGACAAACTTTCTAGAATAACTAGAGGCGGATCTTTTGTCGGCGATAACGATTTAGATGACTTAATTGGTTATCTTATACTTTTAAAGATAGCAAGGGAATTAAGCAATGTCAACTGAAGATGATTTAGTTAAACATCTTGATCAAGTTAATCAAGTAGTAGAGGAATATCTTAAGGGAAATGACCCTACGGTAATCTCTAAACAACTAGACATCCCAAGGACTAAAGTAGTAACACTTATTAATGAGTGGAAGGTTATGGCATCTGCCAATGACGCTATCCGTGCTCGTGCCAAAGAGGCACTCGCTGCAGCAGACACTCACTATAGCAAACTGGTATCTCGTACATACGAAGTTATTGATGAAGCATCAATGACTAATAACCTTAGCGCAAAGACTGCTGCAATTAAACTTGTAATGGATATTGAATCTAAAAGAATTGATATGCTACAGAAGGCTGGCTTGCTTGAGAACAAAGAACTTGCAGAAGAAATGGTTGAGATTGAAAGAAGACAAGAAGTTCTGGTGGGAATTCTTAGAGATATAGCGTCAGAACATCCAGAAGTAAGAGACATTATCATGCAAAGACTATCTGCTATTGCAAAGCAAAACGAAGTAGTAACGATTGTATCTGAATCAATTAGTGAGCAGTAATGGCAGACTTTGATGATTTTTTAGAAGTTCTTAAAAGTAATCACTTTGAAGAAACCCCAGTAGATGCAAAGACTTTTGTTGAGTCTCCAGACTACCTTGGCCAACCACCTTTGTCTGATATTCAATATGACATTGTTGAGGCTATGAGTCAGATTTATCGTAAAGAAGATTTGATAGACATAATGGGGGAAGAAAAAGGAACTCGCTATTATGATAAGTACACAAAGAATGAAATCATCCTACAACTTGGCAAGGGATCTGGAAAAGACTTCACATCAACCGTAGCATGCTCATATATAGTATATAAACTATTATGCCTAAAAGACCCTGCAAAGTATTTTGGAAAGCCCTCTGGAGATGCTATTGACCTTATCAATGTTGCTATTAACGCACAACAAGCAAAGAATGTTTTCTTTAAAGGTTTTAAATCTAAGATTGAAAAGTCCCCATGGTTTGCTGGAAAGTATAATGCTAAGGCAGACTCAGTTGAGTTTGATAAATCAATTACTGTTTACTCTGGTCACTCAGAGCGTGAATCACATGAGGGTTTAAACCTTCTTCTTGCAGTTCTTGATGAGATTTCTGGTTTTGCATCTGAGGTTGGAACGGGTAATGAGCAAGGAAAGACCGCAGACAATATATATAAGGCTTTCCGTGGATCAGTAGACTCTCGTTTCCCAGATTTAGGAAAGGTTGTTTTGCTTTCATTCCCAAGATATCCAGGAGACTTTATCTCAGAAAGATATGATGCAGTTATTGCTGAAAAAGAATCAGTTGAAAGAACACACGAATTCATAATTAATCCATTGCTTCCAGAGACAGACCCAGACAATAAGTTTCAAATTTCGTGGGACGAAGATCATATAATTTCATATAAGTATCCAGGAGTATTTGCACTAAAGAGACCTACATGGGAAGTAAACCCTACACGAAAGATTAATGACTTTATGATTGCATTTATGACAGACCTTGGTGATGCCATGATGCGCTTTGCATGCGTACCAACTTTTGCTTCAGATGCATTTTTTAAGCAGGCAGAAAAAGTAAGAGCCTGTATGACATTAAGAAACCCAATAGATAATTTTAAAAGGTTTGACGAAGCATTTAAACCAGATCCAACTAAAAAATATTATGTTCATGCTGACCTTGCACAAAAGCATGACAAGTGTGCGGTAGCAATTGCACATGTAGAAAAATGGGTAAATATACAAGTAATCAACAACTACGAACAAGTAGCACCTATTGTAGTAGTAGATGCCGTTGCTTGGTGGGAGCCAAAAGTTGAAGGTCCCGTTAATCTTTCTGAGGTTAAACAGTGGATTCAGAACCTTAGAAGGCTTGGGTTTGATATTGGAATGGTTTCCTTTGACCGTTGGCAGTCATTTGATATTCAGAATGAACTCAAGCAGGTTGGAATGAAAACTGATACTGTTTCTGTTGCCAAGAAGCACTATGAGGATATGGCTATGCTCGTGTATGAGGAAAGACTTGCTATGCCTGCAATTGATTTATTATTTGATGAACTAACCCAGTTAAAGATTATGAAAAATGATAGAGTTGACCATCCACGCAAAAAGTCAAAGGACTTGGCTGATGCTGTGTGTGGTGCTATTTTTGGGGCTATATCTTATACCCCTAAAAATACAGACACTGAGGTAGAGGTTCATACTTTTAGGGATAGACCTAAGCGAGTTGACGAACTACCTGAGAACGTGATACAATATAAACCTAGTCAAATAGAAGAGATTAAAGACTATTTGGATAGGCTAAAAACAATATAAACCAAATGAATAATAAAAGGAGAAAAATGAATTCATTTAAGAAGATCGCCCTTGTCATGGTTGCAGCCTTGGCATCGAGCACACTCGTAGTGACACCTGCAAGTGCCAATACCGTTTCAGTAGACGTAACAACTGAAGTATCTGGTTCTGGTACAGCAGCCTCACCATTCACAGTAAAGGTTCCTTCTGACAACGTAGTAAGCGTTGCAGATACCACAACTGCAACAAACAACGAAGCACTTCTTATCACCGCTACAGTAGTTGCTGGAACACCAGTAACATTTACTGCAGTAGGTGCTAACACACGCCTCGTATCTGCAATTGGTTCAACAGTAAATGCATCTGCTGGATCATCATCAATTACAGTAACACCTGCTTCAACACAGGCAACTGTTTATGCATATACAACTACAACTGCTGCATCTGCTGTTACAGTTTCTGTAACTGGTGCAAGCACAACAATTTATCTTAAGGGTGTTGCAGGTCCTGCATACGATCTTAAGATGTCAATCCCTGCTTCAGGAAATATTTCTGGTAAGGTAACTGCAATTCTTGATGTAGCAGATATTTTCGGCAACGCTGTTGCTGATACAGTAACTGTTACTACTCTTGGTGGCGCAACTGCTGGAACAGTAACTGCTGATGCTCTTGTAACAGGTCGTTACACATCAGAGA